TCATCCACTAAAACATATTCATCCAAATCAATTTGCTCACCTTTTTCATACAAATATTCTAACCATGCATCTTCATCTGCAATGGTCATGTCTTTTTTTTTTTCAATTGCAGACAAAACAATTGATCGCAACACCTGTGCCTGTGGTATTGATCCGGGAACAATCGCACCAAATATGTTGTCGATCATTGCAGGCGTAAGCATTGGGAATCCTGCTGCAACAACTGCCTTTGCACTGCTAATTGGCAATGTTTGTGCTGCTGCCTGCATGATAATATTCACAAGACTTTCAATCTGCGCACCATTCAATGCCTGTGATGCTACATTCTCAACAGGTGCTGCATCAGTTGTTGGTGCATCCTTTGTTGCCTGTGGTTCGTCACTTGTGAAATATTCATTTTGCTCAATTTCAGGCTGAACCAATTGCAAAGTTTCCACGAATGAATCTATGATCTGCATTTGCATTGGCTGCACCACGTTCATCATAAATAAACGATAACCTTCCTTTTGTTCTTCGGCATTGCTGCTGAAACCATCACCAGATAATTTGATACCAAACAACAAAGGCGTTGTAACAAGGTGGCCAGTTAAAATCTTTTGCGTTGCATTGCGATCAAGTTGATCGTATTGTTTATCTGCATCGCTTAATGGGAAGGTTGTGATTTGTGGTGATGGTTGATCTGCCTCACCAAAAGTAAAGAAGATCTGACCGGCTCTGCCAGCACCTGTTTCAGCATTAATGTCACGCTTCATTGCAGCCTTCACTTCTGGATCAGGCTGGCCATTTGAAAAGTGCATGTGTAATTGTGGGAAAAATCCGTTCAATAAATTTGATACGTGATATTGACTAGCAGCGCGATCCACTTCAACGTAATTGATGCATGACTTGTAGGATGGTTCTGGATAGTAAGTTGATGTACATTCATCCAAGAATGAAATCTTCACATACCTTGCTGAATCTTCATAGCCATCAATCTGTTTGTCAATCAATGGCACAAACTCTGGCTTGTTTATTTTTTTGCGTGTTTCCTGCCAGTTGCGTGAATAGAATATTCCAGTGATTTCACCTGTTTCATTGGCAGCCAATCGGCAATTTTCAAAAGGCAAATGATTCACTGCTGCAACACCTGTGCGATCAAGTGTTTTTATGTACTCAGTATAGAATCCACCATACAACACGATATCATTTGCAATAGAAGGCACTAAACGATTCAAACGATATTTGTCAATGATTCCATCATCGCTAACAATTGGTGATGTTAATCGCTTTCCTGCAACCATTTTGGCAATACCTTTTACCAATGCGCCATGCACAGGTGATGTGCTTGCTAATGTTTTCAAATATTGCGGATAATCGTTTTCATCACCATAGGTAATGAAACCACCACGATCAATGCGTTCACTTGCAGCAACAGGTTGATATTGCGTCAACTGAACGCGATCAAAATTTGGTTGTATTTTTTTTTCTTCCATTTTTATTTTACGGAATTATCACAATATCAATTTGATTTCCTGTTGGTGTGAAGTAATTAGTGTTGTCACCAATATTCACCAATCCTTGTTCAACTAATCCAACAACGGCAGCATTATTTTCATCCAAATTTACTGCTGAATTTTGGCCATAAACAAAATACCTGTAATAGCCTGCAACTTCTAATCCAATGGTGGTTAATGTAACCTCGGTTGATCTTGTATTCTCACTGATCACGTTCAAAACTTGTGCAAGCCTTTCACCTTGCATTCCAACAGATACGCCATCCTTGATCAGCACTAACAAATAATGCGTGAATGGCGTTGCATAGTACAACCGACCTTCATCTAATGTGAAATATCGCGTTTGGTTTGCAGTATTGAAATCGAGATATACCATTTTGTAAATTTATAAAAAAAAAGGTGGGCAATCTACCCACCCTTTCATAACCATTAACTCAAAATCCCTTAGTAAGCAGGTGATATTGTAGCGTTTGGAATGTTGTCAAATGGAACATCTGTGAATGGCTCAACGAAATTGGCTTGTTTACGGCATTCAGCAGTGAATGTCAACATCGTTCCACTGAAATCACCACGATTTGCACCATTGGCAAACGTGCCAGTAGTAACTTCTGCACCGGCATCCAAACCAACAGCAGCAATGTTGTCGTTATTATCACGAACAAAGATCACCAAACGTCTGTTGCGGATCAAATTGGCCATTTCTTTGCGATATGCTGCGGTCAAATTGTTCCATTGGATGACCAATGTCTGCGTAACGAAGACCGTCCCTGCATCACCATTGGCAGTGATTTCTTGGTTGAATGAATTTGAACCACCTTTCAATTCAAAGCGGTACAAAGTAGCTGCATCAAAGTCGGTGATTTGCTCATTAGCATCTAGTGTGATTGAACCATTCAATATGTTCCAATCAGCAAATAGCACTTCTTGAATGCCACCGATGTCTGTTTTACAATCTAGCAGTCTTCCTGCGGATAAATTACATGCCATTGTTTTGTGTGTTTTTTATTTTGAAAAAAGGCCACCATGTTTGATGATGGCCTTTGATCAGATTATTGTAAAGTCAGATTAGACAGTGTACAATGTGATTTCATCACTGAAACCATACTGCAATCCTGCAAAGAATTTAGCACTGAAACGAACGTTCTCAGACAAATCTTTGTCAGCCATGTCAAGCAATGCAACTTGGTTCCAATCGTTCAACAAGTTTGTGCCAAACCAAAGATTTGATTTCTGTGCAAGCACCATTGTGTTAGCTGGCATACCGGGGCATACTGCAATAGCATACAATCCCATGAATGTTTGTGGAACTGCGCCACCTGCATAAGTGTACCATCCGTTACCTGCTGCTGCATTGGCAAAGATGAATTTTTCCCAAACGTCTTGACCCATGTAGATCAATGGTTTTTCAGTGGCACGCTTTACACGATCAGGTGCTTGGTCAACCAAGTCTTGCAACTTTGAAAACACGTTTGCAGTTGTGATTGCTGCTGCACCTGTTACATCAATTACACCTGCATCTGCAAGGAACAATGTGATGAATCCAGAATATTCACCAACGTTTGCGTTGACACCTGTCCAAATCAAACTTTCGTTTTTCTCTGCAATTTGACCAAGCATGTTGTCAATCATTGCTTGCGCAACTTCAGGTGCAAGGCGGCCATTCTGTGCATCGTTGGAAGTCCAATCGATCAAGAATTCTTGCTTACACAATTCGCGCTGAACTTGGAATTTTTCCAAAGTCAAAACACGCTCAGTAATTGCAACCGTTCCTGTTGGTGTGAAATCACATGTGCCAGCAGCAAATGATACATCGTCTACAAGTCGACGAACCACTTGTTTGTAATCAATGTTTTCACGCAATGTCAAATACTGCATTGACTCATTGGCCAAGAATGCAGGTTTGATTATTTCGCCAGCAACTTTACCAGCGTAAGTAGTAGTTAATGATGGATTAGGCATCTTTTATTTTGTTTTTTTTCTTTTGGTTTTTAATTAGCTTTTGCACGATAGTGTGCAATTCTTTCTTTGATTGTCATCATTGCAACAGGTTTTGTTTCTGTTTTTTCAGCAGACAATGCAACTTGTGTTGACTTATCTTTTACTGAAGAAGAAGCCTGTGACTTGGATAGTTTTTCAAATTTGCTTGTCATCTCTGCAAGTTTTGTTGCCAAAGTTTCCTTTTCTTTGGTTGCAACACTAAGTGCTTCAGCACTGGCAGCGTTCGCAGTTTCAAGTGCGTTCACACGCTCTGCAAGTTTGCTAACAATAGCAACAACGTCTGCGCTCATTTCTTCTTCTGATTCAGTGATGGCAGTAATGATACCACCTGCAACACTGATCACGCGTCCATCTTCCAATGTGTGATCGCCATCTGGTGCAATTGTTGGCTCACCTTCAATCACAACATAGACATCAACACCTTCTGCAAAATCGTCAGCAGATGTTCCAATTTCTGTTCCATCAGCAAGGCGCATCATTTTAGAAAGCACAACTTTTGCAGGTTCTTCAACACTCAAATTGAGATTGAAATTTTTTAGGACTTCGTTTATTTTATCTTTTAACATGGTCTAATGTTTAGCCATTAAACTGAACCGCATGCTATTGTTTCAACAGGTATATTTTTTTGTACATTTTTTAGGATAAATTTGTTGAATGTTCAATCCCACACTGAATGACAAGCAGGCCATCGCATTATCATTGTTGAATGGTGACAGCAAGGTTGAGCAAGTGTTATATGGTGGTGGTGTTTATGGTGGCAAAACATGGTTTGGATGTTGGTGGCAAATCAGCAGAAGAATAAAATATCCAAACACACGCGGATTGATTGGCCGTGCTGAATTGAAAAAGTTGCAGCTATCCACCATGCGTTCTTTTTGGACATTGGCAAATGAAATGGGATTGAAGTCTGGTGTGCATTACACATATAATGGGCAGTTGAATTACATCACCTTCATCAATGGCAGTGAAATATTATTGATGGACATGGCAGATTCACCAAGCGATCCTGACTTTCATCGTTTCGGATCATTGGAATTGACCGATTATTTTTTGGATGAAACTGCCGAAATTAGTGCAAAGGCAGTTGAGATTCTTGATACACGTGTGCGTTATAATCTTGTAAATAATCAACCAAAAGGATTGCTAACCTGTAACCCATCAAAAGGATGGTTGTACAATGATTTTTGGATTCCATTTAGAGATAACAAATTGCCAGAACATAGGGCATTTGTGCAGGCATTATTGAAGGATAACACCATAGTACCAAATGAAGCCTATCAAAGAAAAATGGAACGATTAAATGAACGTGATCGCAAACGTCTATTGGATGGCGATTGGGATTTTGATGATTCACCAGATATAATCTTTGAGCAAGATGCAATGCTGCAAATGTTCAATGATACAAAGCCAACAGGCAATGGATATATCACTTGTGATCCTGCTGCAATGGGTAATGATAGAACCATCATTTGCATTTGGCAAGGTTTGCACATTGTCAAGTTCCATGAATTTACACATAAATATCCGCATGAAGTTGCAAACACGATAAGGCAACTAGCAACTGATCATTCTATTGCAATGAATAACGTGATTGTAGATAGCGATGGCCTCGGTATTGGCATCAAAGGTATATTGCAGTGCCGGGAATTTTTGAATGGCAGCAGTGCCATCGATAAAGATCATTATCAAAATTTGAAATCAGAATGTTACTTCAAATTGGCAGCAATGATTGCACAAAACAAAGTCCACATCACTGATCACCGGCACAGGGATTCAGTTATGAAGGAATTGGATTTGGTGCGCGATGCTAGTAAAGAAGATAAGAAGAAGGCAGTAACGGCAAAAGATGAAATCAAATCAAGATTAGGGCGTTCACCAGATTATGCAGATGCAATAATGATGCGCATGTACTTTGAATTGCGGCCAAACTATGGCAAATATTCTTGGTAAAATCAAAAAACCGCTTATCGTTATAAGCGGCTTCCTGTCAAACGTACTTAAACTAAAACATAAACTGAATCAATTCGATGCAAATATACATCAAAATGAAATTACCATTCAATAAAGGAATGTGAAATTATACCTGTGCGAACGTCCATATAAATTTCATTGTCTGTTTTCTTGCCATCCAAAGGTTTGTATTCAATGCACATACCAATAGCAGCACGTTGACCATTTGCATCAAATGTCAATATCACTTCATCCTCGGTTTGTTGTATGCCAAATGCACTACCCCATTCAATACGCACAGGCTTCACTGATTCATTTTCAAATGCAATGTCTAAGCATTTGCCAGCAGTTCCCATTCCTGAGTAATTTGGCTCTGGATAATCAGCAGTTGTTGAATCATTGTATGCACGAAGGCGAACAACAAAGTCAGGTGTGCGTGTGGCGTATGGTGGAATCAATGCACCAAAGTTGAATGTGTTGTCATCATTGCCATTCATGTACACATTGGGAATCCATACGTTTTCTTCCAATGGTTCTAAATCAGTTGCAACATTCAACAGGTGCAATTCTTCTGCTGGCGTTGTCATTAGGAATTTTTGATAGCAATTTTCTGCAAGCATTTCTTCAGTTATTCCCATTGCCAATAATTCTGAACGTGTGAATGTCTTGTTGAATTTATGGCGTACAACCTTTGGCGTTGATGTTTGAAATGTTGTGGTGTTAAATACTACCATGCCAATCAAACCTTCATGCGGATTGCCTTCTTTGTCTGCATTCCTAAATGGATTATGATATACACGTGTCCATGTGCCGCGATCAAACTGCATTGTTTGGCCACCTAACCAAAACTGCTTGCCTGCCTGTGGCCCGACTGGAACAACAAACGTGCTTGCTTCTTTTATGATTGCATTGCCATCATCAGAAACCACAAATCCATGACCATGCACCAATGCATTGAAGTAATTATAGGCCATCCACTTATCACCGCGATTGACATTGGTTTTGGTCAATTCATACGTTGCAGTTCTAACCCATTTGCGCGTGGTGCGATCATAGGCCATTGTCACATTTTCTTTTAATGCAGGAATCATGTGTTCTGTTTGCTGCAACCAACCATTGAACCGCGTAAGTTGCTCTGGCAATCCTAATCTCTGTAATGTTGTTTTCATTATTATTTTTTTATTTGTTGTTTACATACGTTTTCAATTGCGCGAATGACTTGCGCCTCCATCGATAATTGTGTGAACTCACCTTCAATGGAAAATCCTTTGACTTCACCATTCTTGACCTTTGCCCATGCTTGATCATTATCGACTTTTACACCAACGAATGCAGTGCCTATTGGATAGTCCATTCCAAAGTGAACAGATTTATCCGATTCACCTTCCTTAATCCAAATTTCAACGACCGTCAATCCATCAATTGCAAACTTGTGTTCATAGGTGTGATCCTGTTGGTGTTTGTTTTTCATAAACAAATGCACCGCCATTTCAATTGTTTCAGCAGGAAATTGGATGGTGTATTCTTCACCAGTATTTTTATCAATGCGCGGTATTTCAATGTCTGGAATCAATATTGGTCCGTACAACATACGGCGTTCATTGTCTACCTTCAATTTCACTTGTTGCTTTTGTGACAGGGCAATGAAGTCTGCTTCGATTGCTGGCATCTCAACAATTGAAATTGCATAGATGCCTTCGTGTTCTAATTCTTCTAATCCGTAAATAATTTTCTTCATGGTGTAAATTTATATTAAAGTCTTGATAGGTCTTTGATTTTGGCATTCGCATCTTGTGCATTGCTAACTTGTCCTGCCAGTACAAATGATTGCGATGTTTGGTTTGGTCGTTGTCCAAGAATTGAAAAATCAATTGGATTAAATGTTGGTGTTGCACCCATTGAACCACCACCGCCACCAACAGATGGAGTTGAAGG